GTGTTTATTCACGCCTGTCTCTCCTTGAGTTAAGTGCTCTCGGAGGTGTGACTTCATTATAGCGCTCACACCACGCTGTTTATTTATTCGTCTATTAGTAGGTCGATCCTATCACACAAGCAATCCACGCAGTAGCAATTGCTCGCTATCTGCAGTGTGTGCTCGCATAGTGGATAAACCCTAGAGATCCAGTATCTGAGTAGGGGATAGAGCGTCTCACTATCAGTTACTCTGCCTCTATCAACCCACTCTAATCGCTGGATCTTATGGAGGCTAATTGCCTCTTTCCTACAACCGGGTTCATGCTTAACGCATATCGCCCCACACTTACATATACCTAGTTTATTAGCCCTACGTCTCCTCGCAAACGAACTCCGACCCTTGAGAAACGTTGAGTCATCCATCTATATTTCCACAGCTTGTTCCCCAACGCTTGACTGCGCTGCGAATACAGCTTTTGCACCTTCTGTGCGAAATAGACGACTGTTAAGACTCTGCGTAGTTGCTGCTTCAGTGGCTGACATACGACCTAGATCGAGTCCTCCATTGAAATCAAACATTACTTGTGGCTCCTTTTGACCTAATTTGGAGAGTTTGGTTGCGAGTTGTGAGTAGATGCCTTTACTAGCTAATATTGCTAAACATTCCCTAGCTTCTTCCGCGAAAGGTTCACACATTTGCCTCAGAGTTGCCCCTTTTGCTGCTCCGGTAGGTGTTATCCTAGAGAAGCTGAGCATTTGCCTCACCGCGGTTGCGACATTTATTTTACCCCTGCTATCTATACTAGTCTCTGTAATATTGTTCCCTATTATATCAACATCATCGTAATGGGTTGTTTTCTTTGAAGTCCCGTTTAGCGCTATGTACCCGAACAGGGTCCTCAGGTACATGCCTTTGTCAACCCCCGCTGTTTTCGCATCAGGTGCCAGGACCACCCCGGTCAGCACCAACTCCTCGATCTCCTTCCTCAGATTGCCCGTCCTTGATGTAGCCCCCGACATGATTTGGATGTAGTTTTCTTATTGCATCATAAACGTTTGGCATAACCAACGTATCCTTAATCCCACCGGTCTCGTTGTTCATCTGCCTCTTGTACGGGATCTCGAAACCTGGTACCTGTTGTGAGTTGAGCAGCTCCTGGTAGGCTCCTGGTTTTAGTTTTGCGAGGGCGTATCTGTGTTCAAAGTTAGCATCACACATCTTCATAATGCAATGCATCTGTATACTTAGCGGGTGCACCCCTTCCACCATGCACATTCCTTCCGCTTTGACCTTTAGGTTGAGCGCGTACCCGTTCTTCACATCTGTTGTGCTCACAAAGTAACCAGGGAAGCTAGCATAAGCACTTAGCGCATCCTTGAGGTCGCACTTGAAGGAGCAGACGGTTCCGTGACCCTCTTTGAAGCGTTGATCCTCCACTTTAATCTGCACAGTTCCTTTCATCGCTCTTCCATGAGGTATCACTGCGATTGCTACACAGCCGAGATGAAGGTAGGGTTGCTTTTCCTCATTTAGCCCATCAATGGTCTTTTCGTCCACTAGGTCGATGTTTTGGTCAACTACACCGTTTTCTACTATCAGCTCATCATGCACGCAACTCTTTAGCGTGGACTGGTGGAATATCTTCTCGAATGCGTCCATCTTGTACACTCGGTTCCTGTTGAGTGCCCTAGCGACGGATCTCCCATCCTCCCCCTTTGGTACGTCGAATATTTTGGTGCTCTTTGCGATCGCACGCGGCACTGTTGATGAAGAGGTCATAGACGAGGAGCCTCGAGAGATTGAACTCATTGAGTACCTTTTCTATCCCTTGCTTTCGCTCTAGTAACTGTTCTGTTGTTTGATTATTGATATCACGTGTATACACACATAACAGGTTACCAGGAAAACTGATATCCACCCTATCGTACACTTTCCTTTCGATCTCGTATTCTTCTTCCGGCGGTTCAGATAGATGTTCTGTGAGGTACTTGAAGAACTCCGGCACAGTCAGTATCTCCTTAATTGGTCCCGGGGGTGGCCCTATAATGTAGCTTAGCGGTGTGGGTCTGGAGTATTCAGCTATGAGGTCTGAGATGTTGTGACCTAGTCTTAGGGCAACTAACTCGATGTGCTTAGCTGCGTATTTGAGCCTTGATGGTTCAGTTGACGCCCTTATCTTATCAAAATGTTTCAAATTTATAAAGCCTCTAGATCTAGCTAACCTCACTAGGTGGAGTATGCTCTCCTCGTTCTCTGGTGTCCTGGGTACACGTACTGCCTCGTCTCCCCTAAGGAATGAGAGTACTTCGAGCTCAATCTTCTGTTTCTGTTGGGCTTTCGATACCCCCTTCGTTTCTAACTCTGAACTCAAGCTCCTCTCCATCTGACCCGCATTCTGTAGGGTCTGAGGAAAACAATTTTCGTATACCTTTTGGGAGCTTGTGTTTTATCTTTATTATCTCTCTTACTAACTCTTGTTGTGCGTCTATGTCAATATTAATATCAAACAGATATTCACCTAATCTATATCCATAGCATGCTTCTAGTGAATAGTTGACCATGCACTGATCTAAGTTCCCACCTCTTTTTGCTATCTTCCACCTGTCCAGCAATAGGTTCGGGTCCTTGACTATACCATAGGGGCTCATTCTCCAACCGCAGAAGAGGGGTTCTGTACTCACCCTCACTTTGGCTTTTAGTGATAGCTGGTCTAGGGTTCCCTCATGCTCTTTGCTAATGATCAGGTGACCTGGTGCATACATGTCATCCCCAGCATAGCATATTGGGGTGTCCTTATTGATCTTGTAACGCAGACACGTGAAGGCCATGTTACAGATGGTGTTAAAGAAGAAGGTTCCGAATTCGCCCGAGAATCTCATCACAGCTAGTGATCCCATGGAGCTACCCATCATCAATTTGAGCTCTTTGTATTCATTAATCACCTCCTCTGGCCACAAGAAGAACTTTAACACTTCCATTTCGAAATCCAGGATCCTTTCGTCCTGTGACCTGTCAAACGCCTCATAATCAGAATCTGTCCCAAGCATACTTGGTACAAAGTTTTTGCACCATTTATCTAGATCTGTGTAGTTTAATTGTGAGTATATGAGCACGTTATCACCCAGTTGGGCCCTTAAAGCCTTCTCTGTGCGCCTCAGGAGTGGTCCGAATTTGCATAGCACAGCATGGCAGAAGCATGCGATGGTCTGACCGGCTTTCGCGTCAACCCCTCTCTTCTCCATTTTCGTGCATACTTGTTGCTTCAGGAAGATTTTGAGGTAGTGGCTTGGCCAATCAGGGTCAGATCTATATGAATGTTTTTCTATCAAATTCTTAGATTTATTCAACCTTTTTCTTGCGAATTCGGCCTCTATCCTGTCAAGGTCCGGGAGCTTATCTGGTTGTCTCAAGTTGTATGTCTCCTTTAGGACCTTAAAAAGCTGTTTGCCGAAGCCCTTCACCTTGTTGAATCTTCTGTGATTTTTCTCTCGATCCATGAAGCGTAGCCTCTTCTTAACGGATAGGAAGAACGTCGCAACGTCAGAGTTACGATGGTGTAAGTATAGAGCCTTGTGGGTCATTGGGTTCTCCGGTTCCATTTTGTAACCCATCTCATCGATCTGCTCTGTGGTACCTGCTGGGGTCCTAGCCTCTCTGTGCTCTCTGGCCCTAAGCAAGCTTGGTGCAAGCTCATTCTCTTTTGTGCTTATGGGTAGGTGTGTCTTCTGCGGTTCCGGTAGGCTCACATCTGGTACCTCCTCCTCTTCCATCTCTACGTCATCGTAGAGCCGTAACAAACCTTTCAGGTAGGGGTCACCACTTAGCTTATCCTCCATGTCATCGCTATCTGCGAACCTTGTTTCTTTTTCGATCAGCTCCACATCACCATTGTCGGTGCCCATCATCTCCATGATTAGTTCCCTTTTAATCATTTGACCTCTTAGGAACATCTTGAGGATTGACGATTTGGCGTGTACCTTTAGGTGCTCTTTCATGCTCTTGTCGACCTCAACGGACAAGGTGTTGCGTGCTCTTGTTAGGGCCACCATGACAGCTTTGTCGTTCAAAAGGCCCCAGTCCCTATCTATGACCAGTTTTACCCTTCTGACACTAAGGCCTTGGCTTTCTCCAATGGTGCTTCCTTTTTGGCCTCTCTTTTCTTTTGCCGCTCTAGATGCGGTGATAATCAGGTCATAATTTGCATCACCTTCCGCTCCTTTGAGGTAGTTTTCTGATCTCTCCCCTTTACTGGGTACATCGAATAGTTTCTGGTTTGATGGTAATCTGTGCGTCTTGTAGAGATAATTCTTCTTCCCCATCAGTCGATCGAACACACTCTCACTGATTGGTTCTAAGAATAAACTATCTCCTTTGTTATAGTACTCGCTTTGCAGTGGATCCCCTAACAACAGCATTGTGTCATATTGGAAGTTGGCGTGCACTAGATCTATGTACCCGGGTGGTAGGAGACCTACTTCATCTATTATGATATTCTCGTACCCTTTCCTCCCGTTGAAAGCACTCTCGAAGGTCCTCACAATGGCCCCATCTTTTACTTTCTCGCTCCAGTCAGCTTTTAGTGCTTTTCGAGGTACGATGACAAGCGTATCCTTCATATTACAACACCTGAGGAGGGTCTGTGGGTAGTAGCTCTTCCCGCTCCCTGCGAACCCAAAGAGACCGTACACATCTATTAAAGTATTGTCGATATCGGTCCCTAGGGGGCGTTTTTGGTACTTGTTGAGGTTCACGCCTGTGAAGCCCTCTCGGAATGACTCAAGAAGGTGGATGGCTCTACTCTGGGTCACCTCGATGCTCAATCTACTCACGTCTGGGTTGAAATCCAGTGCTGTTGCAAGCGTACTAGTAGCTGTAGGTCCTAGGTAAGCACTCATGTGCTCTCCAGTTGCGCTTACTTTAAGCTCTCTGAACTTCCCTGGCACTTGGATATTTCCCCTTTCGTTTTGGATATAACAGGCCAGATCGAGCTGTTTTACCACATGTATAAATGTGCTTATACTCATGCCACCCTCTTTAAACTCCTCTATTGCCCTGGGCATCTTCGAATGGATTATACTTGCGCATACCTCTCTCTTGACCCCCATGTGCTCCGCTATGCGATCCAAACAACATAGATTTTTCACATTTTTCTCAAGCACCACCAGTGTTTCATCAAAGCCTGCCTCTGTTTCCTCATATTCAGATAGATCGTCCTCGTCTGCTTGGTTGCTGATGATGCTGTTGCGGAAAGTGAGGCTTACTCTTCCGGGGCCAGTGTTCTGTACGGAGTGCTTGTGGTTGCTCTGAAATCCTTTTCCCATTGTCAGCACGTCACCATCAGTCAATCTGAAGGATAGCTCGTTCGTGCACTTTGTCTTGAAATCCGCTTCACCAAATAGGTTCACCGTTACCACACTAGGCTCCTTGTAACACGTTTCATCGTCAGCGTGATAGGGTATCCCCGCCCCTTTTTCGTATATTTGGCATAGGCAATGGTCAAAATCCTCCCCTAATCCGAGTTCGTTTCTCATTCTCTCAATTTCTGCTGGCCATCCCCTTGTTTTGTGGGAGCCTCCGGGATAGGAATATTCCTCGCTATGCCTGCTGTAGAATGCAGCCTTCCTTCCTTGTAATTGGTCAGTCCATCCAGGTATTAGGGATCGGATATAACCCCCTTCTACCTTTGTCCTTTTAAGTTCAGCTCCGCAGGGACATTTGGTGATTTGACCCATTTGTTTTTTAGTGGCTTGCTTAGTCCCACTTATTATGTTTTCGTATTGCTCGTGGGTAATTCGTCCTTCTTTTAGTCTGATATTCGGGTCATTTTCCCACCCTATCGCGAGCCCGCTGAAACCCCTGATTGGGCCCTCTCTAATCATGAATCTCCGCATTGATCGGAACCCATCTATTGGGCTGAATACCATTGGTTCATTTATACTGGGGAGCTCTTTAGTATTCTCGAGCAGGTCCATTCTAGCGCATTGTATCATTAGATCTGATCTCCTCTCCTTGTTATCGAGGATCTCGTCCCCCTTTAGCGAGTATGGGGTCCTCTCTCGATCTCCCTCTTTTACCACCACGTGGTAGATCTCTTGCAATTCCTCATCCTCCTCTCCGGTCCAGCTAGTTCCAAGCTCTGGTCCCAGCTTCGTTCTCCTGGGTTGGTAATCTCTGAAGGTTCTGGTGATTGTGATACGAGCACTCGAGCACCGTAAGATAAATTTCTCCATGCTTGAGACCTTGTATTGCTCCTTGTCGATCAGGTAGGTTATGCTGTCCCCTAAGGCACCGCAAAAACCGTTCCAGACCGCTTCTTTGAGATTAAAGGTCCCCATACTGTCGTACAGTTTTGCGTCCTGTAATTGTCTTGCTATCTGCGCCATGAATAAGGATTCAGCGGGATTCTCGTCGCCATTGGTGAGTTGTCTCATCTTTGCTACTGCGGAGGATGAATCCGGTTTCTTTAGGGCCATCAGATAGAGTAACACGGCCTGCACGTACCTGCTTCTCAGGTACATTCCCGAGTAATCTCTTCTGCCGCTGCTCAACGCTCCTCTTGGTATGACCGTGTAATCATCATACGTGTATTCGTCCTCCGTTATGGTGCTTCCAAGGCTAGCTACGAATAGGTGGTGGGAGGCAAAGCTTGTTACCTTTCCAATGGTCCATGTGCGTCCTCTTGAATCGATCGTTTTTGAGGTGCTCAGTAGCCACGGGTTGATCGGTTGTTTGTATGCCCCATCAGATTGGCCGTCTGGTAACCAAATGAAGTATCCCCCTCGTCTCTCAAAGTGGTAAGCTTCTGGGAATAACGAGTGCTCGTAGCCTTGGTCTATCTCTGCTGGGTAAATGATCGAATACATGAGTCGTTTCACTTTGTTCATTTGCCCCAGTACTAGCTGGAAATCCTGTAGAGACCAGTACTGTACTTCGTCATGTATCACTGCTGTCTCACAGGTCTCGCTTAATCTTGCCAGCTCAGGTAGATGTGCCATGTCTAGTTCCTTGTGGGGGTCTGTATATCTCAGGTGGTCTTTGATGTGGACCAATCTATTGTAACATTTGAGGTTCTTGAGATCAGCCCCACTCTTGTGGTTCAGCAAGAGTTTCTTTATTTTTGAGCCTTTGAAACTCATGAAAAGTGTGGTTTTCTCTATGTACTGGCTCATTATATTATATAGTAGATGGTTCTCGATCATCTTCGAAAAAGGGTGAGCGTGAGCTTGGAAGCTGTGTACACTTGTGTGTACCCCCTTCTTGGCTAAGTAGTCTCGAAGGAAGTCACTCACGTAATAGTCGAATAGCCCGTCGCTGCGCGTCTCACATTTTTTAAGCCTTTCCGTTTTTAGAGTTTTTATGCTTTCAATTTCAACCGTAGATCCATTTTGCATCAACGAGGCCGCTGCCATGCGTTGGGAGCTCACGGATATTGACATAGATGCTTTGGAAATGGGGTTATCCTTGCAGGTACGTTACGGAGATTTGAAAGTAAGTTTAGAACTTATT